GCTGAAGCGCTCAGGCGCGGCCTGGTCGATCAGGTCGGATCGCTCGAAGAAGTTCTGACGGACCTGGCGGGCCGTCGGGAGAGTTCACTCATCGCGGCTTCCGCCACCGCGAAAGCCGGAACCGAAAAGGAATCCACAATGCTGACACTTGAAACTCTGAAGGCGGAGCATCCGGATCTCGCTTCCGCCCTTCGCGCGGAAGGCGCCACCGATGGCGCGAAGGCCGAACGTGATCGGTTGATCGGGATCGAGGAACAGGCGGCCGGCCTTACCGGCCACGACGAGCTGGTCAAGGCCATGAAGGCCGATGGCAAGACCACGCCTGCTGAAGCGGCGACCAAGATCCTCGCTGCCGAAAAGGCAAAGAATGCTGAACGGCTTGTCGGTCTGCAGCAGCTCGACAATGCAGCTGCCGGCGTGACCAGCACCCTTTCCGGCGGCGACGGCGGCGAGAAGAAGTTCCCGCAGAATGCCGAAGGCTGGAAGGCCGAATGGGAAGCGACGCCCAAGCTGCAGGACGAATTCCCGACTGCGGAATCCTATGTCGCGACGATGAAGCGCAAGGCCGCCTGAACGGCGACCCGATCCCTTTCCAATCAGCGGGCGGCGTGCCGCCATTTTCACAAAGAAAGAACAGCCATGAAAAAGACCCTGCTTATTGCGGCGGGCCTCGCCGCCGTTTGCATGCTTGCAGCCTTCGTTGTCGTCGGACTTCCGGCGGATGCGGGCCATGTCGTCGCGTCCCTGATGCCTCACGACGTCGTTGGCACAATGGCGATGACGACGCTCGCGGCATCCAAAACGCGCGACTATCAGCTCGGCGACAAGGAGGAATATCCGGTCATCGCCGGCGACATCATCTATCAGGGTGCGGCGGTTGGCGAGAACGGCGCTGGTTACGCCCGTCCCCTGGTCGCTGCCGATCCTTTCATCGGATTTGCCATGGAAACGATCGACAACTCGGCGGGTCCTGCCGGCGCCAAAGGTGTAAATCTCCGCAAGAAGGGCAACATCGTCCTGCCGATTGCTGGCCTTGCCATCACCGCGAACGATCGCCCGGCTGTCTATGCCAGCGATGACGACACGTTCACGCTGACGGCGGCCGGCAACAGCCTAATCGGCTACGTCTCTCGCTGGGTATCGACTGGCGTCGGCGTCGTCGAATTCGATGCGGCTCTGGCACGCGCTGCGCTGCAGGCCTGATCCGAGCTTCATCCATACTGACAACCTGAACTTCAATCTTCGACGGGGCGCGGCTCCGGCTTCGAAAGGGCAAAACCATGCTTCCACAGCAGTATCAGAAAATCACCACGCGCGGCGTGCGCGGAATGGTCCTAGCGCGCCTCGATACCGGGAACGCCGCCTGGGTCAATGACGTCGCCATGCGTATCACCTCCGATCAGGCGATCGAGAATTACGCCTGGCTCGGTTCGGCGCCGGCGTTGCGCGAATTCATCGGCGGCCGTCAGCCGGCCGAACTGGCGGAAGTGAGCTTCACGATCTCCAACAAGGATTATGAAGGGTCCATCAAGATCCAGTCCAAGGATATGCGCCGCGATAAGCTCGGCATGATCGCGATCCGCGTCAATCAGCTCGCCGATCGTGCGAACGACCATCCGGCGCGGCTGCTTTCGGCGCTCATCATCGCCGGCGAGTCCACGCTTTGCTATGACGGCCAGTATTTCTTCGATACCGACCATGCCGAGGGCGCCAGCGGCACGCAGTCAAATAAGATCACATCGACTGCAGCAGCGCCGGCTGATCCGACAGTTGCCGAGTTCAGCAAGGCCGTCGTCAAGGCGATCCAGCAGATCATGTCGGTCAAAGATGACAAGGGCGAACCGACCAATCAGAGTGCGAGCGAATTCCAGCTCCAAGTTCCCATCACAATGCTGGGAACGGCACTGGAGGCCGTCACCGCCCTACTCGGCGTAGGCGGCGCGAACAACACGCTTCCAGTGCTGAAGGGCAAGTTCACGATTGATGTCGTTCCCAACGCACGACTGAACTGGACAACGAAAATCGCGCTCTTCCGTACCGACGAGGCAGCAAAGCCATTCATCCTTCAGGAAGAGGGTGTGCCTGATGTCGTCGCGCTCGGCGATGGCTCCGAATACGAGCAGCTGAACAAGGAACAACTGTTCGGCATCGATTGGTCCGGAAACGTTGGCTACGGCTACTGGCAGCTCGCCTGCCTCGTAACCTTCCAGTAACGGCGCGGTTTCACGCGTGATCGACGCGCGCTCCCCGCGAGCGCGCCTCCTTCCATGAAGAGGATATCTCGATGAAGTACACGGTCACCGGCCGGTTCGCTGAGTTCGGCATCGGCCAGCAATTGAGGCTCGCTGCAGGGCAGATCGACGCCCGCCGCCACGCCCTCGAAATTATTGACAAGGCAAAGGGCTCCGTCAGCGCCATTGCCCTTCTCTACTTCAAGCAGGGTGAGGAAGTCGACCTTGCGGTTAAGCCGGAAGATCTGCCGCGTCACCTCGCGACCAGTCTAACGCCTAGCTCCAAGGTCCCAGCCGAGCAGAAGCAACAAAGGACGGCGCCCAAAAAGCCAGATGCCGCATCGGCCACCAATAGGCTTGATGCCGCCGAAAAGGCATACGCCGAGGCGCTGCAGAAGCACGGCCTCCCTGACGATCGCGACCTGACGGATGAAGAGCGTGGGCATGTCGTTTCCGAGGCCGACGAGCTGGCTGCCGCAAAGGCCGCCTATGACGAAGCGGTTGGCGCCTAATGCCAGTCGAAACGGATGACGACCGGCTGATTTTCGTCAATCCAGACGAGTTCGGCTCGGTCGCTGTCTGGACGAGCCTGTCCGGACAGAAGCCTCCGGTCGCATGCGTCTTCGACGACACCTTTCTCGGTTTGTCTGCCGGTGACCTCGACTTTGAAGCCGAAGGCGCTCGCATCCAGATCACGATGCGATCAAGCGACATTCCAGCCGACGCCGCGCACAAGGACCTCGTGAAGGTCACCAGTCAGATCGTCGGCGAGAAAAACTACAACGTCCTCGAATTCCAGCCGGACGGCACGGGCATGACCGTGGTGCGGCTGCAGGAGCCAGATTGATGTCGCACATCCGCAAGCAGCTCCGCACCCTCGTCGCCGACATGCTGAAGGGCAGCCCCTTCTGCGGTAGCAGTGTATTTGCCTCGCGTGCCAGACCTCTGGCGCGCGAGGAGGTAGCAGCAGCGTTTGTCTATACGTCCGATGAGACGTCCGAAGACGTCACGACCGATGGCATCCAGCAGCGCTCCGTAAGATTGCGCATCGATGTGGTTGCCAAAGGCGATGAGGTCGCCAAGGCGGACGCGCTCGACGATGAGTTTGCGGTCTATGCCGAGCAGCAATTTGCGGCAGATCCGCAGCTCGGCGGCCTCGCGAACGCCAGCGAATATCGCGGCGCAACCTTTGCAATGACGGTAGACGGCGAAAAGACGTTCCACGTCATGTCCATGACCTACCAGGTCACAGTTTTCACCCGCAACAGCGATCCCGAAACAGCCCTCTAAGGAGAAATGCCATGGCTGTGCATCATGGAAAGAACGGCAAGGTCAAGATCGGCGCGAATGCCGTTGCGGCCGTGCAGAAATGGTCGATCAATCAGAATGTCGAAGTAGCCGACACCACGGTCATGGGCGACGCCTGGCAGACCCATCTCGTCGGCATCCCCGGCTGGTCTGGCTCGGTCGAAGCCCTCTACGATCCCGCCGATGCAACGGGTCAAGTGGCGCTGGTGGTCGGGGCGTCGGTTTCGCTCGGCCTCTATTCGGATGGTGACGTCGCCACCAAGAAGTATTTCAACGGCATGGCGACCGTCACCAGCGTGCCCGTCGAAACCGATATGAAGGGTCCGGTAAAGATCACCTTCAACTTTCAGGGCAACGGCGCGCTCGACATCGACACGGTGTCCGCATGAGTGTGCTGGCTCAGGCCAAGGCGCACTTCACGGGCCAGACCAGGCAGTCTGTCGACGTGCCGGAATGGGGAACGGAAGGCAGGCCGCTCCGCGTCTTCTATGGCGCCATGACCGTTGCCCAGCGCCGCAAGGTCTGGCGCGACGAGGAGGGCAAGGTTGTCGACGGGAATACCGCCTG